CAGTGTTTGGCCGGAATCGAACCGGTGTTGCGCCGTTGTGTGTGAACGGTGGCCTACCCTAGGCCTTTAAGCAGAAGTCTGCAGTCGTCTCATGCTGCAAGTGCAAGCGGTGCCGCCCACTCTAGTCCGGAGAGTGCTGCACCAGCCGCGCGCATGGCGTAGCCGGTGATTGACTCCAAACCCTTCTCGAACCCTCCACTGGCAAGATAGCCAGCGGCCCCGACTGCTGCCGCCTCGGCTACATCCTCAACGCCGTGGCCCATCGACTCGGCCGCGGCGGTGATTTGGTGCCAGACGGAAGGCGGGGTCGGCGCATAATGTGTCTGCGACGAATGGAGGGGGTTGGTCGGGGCGAGTCGGAGACGCCACTGTACTGCAACGGTAACCTGAAGGTTCTTGTTCGACGGGTTGTAAATAAAACCCGGCTTGAACGCAGCGAACCTCAGGTGTTCACCGGCAGTGTAAGCGGCGTCGTCTTCGGTGCCCCAAACAAAGTTTGCTTGGGCAGGTGCTGCGTAGCCCTGCTCAAAGTCCGTGATCTCACCGTGATGACCCGGCAGCAGGTTGCACTGCTGTGGTCTCATTGCGAGCTCAGCGCCCGAAAGTGTTTTAGGACTCGTGAAGCTCACCAGATTTTGAAAATAATCATAAACGGTAATGGAGTCCGTCTTCCTGGGAGTCTGCAGAATGTTCCTGCACCTCCCAACGAAAATGGCACCACCCGCAGCGGTGAGTGAGTCCACACAAAAGACTTGGAATGAGATCGATCCTGGGACCATTTCGAAATCATCCGTGTCTGGTGTGGGCATAGGCACAGCAAACTTGGACAGGTTGATGTTTCCCATTGTGGCAGCGCTATCGTTCTCGACGAGAGCGACAGCGTTAGACCAGCATGTGCGCGTGTCGGGCACCCCTGAGTCAAATGATGATTGCATTGCCCCCAACAGCAAATACCTATCGTTGCAGCTGAAGGTGGTGCGTGTGGTGACCATCAAATGGGGCGCCTGGTTCGTTGGTAGCGGTAGATGGCCTGGATGAAAGGCATTAAATGCCCGTCGAGCCATCTGCAAAGGGCTAGCCATGCGGCCCCGCATCTTACCACCGGTCCGGTTTCCGTTCCGGCGACGTGGTGCGTTCTGCTGGGACTGTCCTGGGCGCTTTCCCTGCTTGCTGTTGTTCTTCTTTCGTACATACTTCATGATTGTGGTGTGGGTTTTCCCCTATGGGGTAATATTAAATACCAGAGTCTTCGTTTTATAGTGTGAATATCAAGCCACTCTTCCCTATCTAGGGGCGCGAGGTGAGAGGATCGCTAATCGCGATCCTCCCCTTCGGATGCCCGTTTCCGCGAGCCCCGAGCCATATGGCTAAGGAACTCACGGAAATCTTCCTCCTCTTTCTCCTTCTCGCGTTCTTCCTCGAAGTAGCGCTGGGTTGATTCTTCGTCGAAACCCAATCCTCGCTTCGCCCTGCGTTTGGCGCGGCGCTTCTTCTTGCGGTCCTGTGTTGCCTTTGAGCCTCCTCCTGGACCAGGGCCGTCCGGACGAAAATTGTCTCGGACGGCCTTGTTCGGTGGCGGTTTGCCCCAGTTTGCGAGCGTAATGGGACGTAGACCCAACTCGAGGTTCTCCACCGTCTTGGGTTCGCTCACATCCTGAAGCCACCTTTCCTCTGGAAGAAGCGTGGACGCCTCATCAATGTCCGCCCACGAACCAACCTCAGGACGGTTCACGATGTCATCGAGAGCGTCTACCGCCACCTTGATCGGTTGGCGGCGCTTCTGTCTCTCCAAAGGATTGAAGAGCTTCGCCGAGGCGGCCTGCATCTCTTGCAGCGTAGTAGGGATCTCGAGGTCTTCATTGTCCATGAAAGCCTCGCTCTCTGTTTGCGGCAATTTGCGCCTGAGCCGTTTCTTATCCAGGTCGGCGTACACCATGGTATCGAGTTCTTTTCGGACCTCGGCCCACATGGTGTGGGCGTGTCCTCCAAGGCTCAACATTGTTGACGCTATGCGTTGTTCGTTGTAAGCCTCAAACTCTTCCCTGTCCTTCACCCACCCCTTACGTGCGTATTGCATCGACAGCGCGAAGCGATCGATTGACGCAATGGCCGTAAAGAGGGGGAATTCGCCGTTCCCTGGTTGAGCTTCATGAAAGAGCTTATCGGTTAAATCCATCGCCTCTTTGGTGTCACGGCTCATGACCGCCTTCGCCAAATCGACAATTGGAATTCCCGTGCCTTTCTGCAGCCGCGTGGCCGGAACGATACGGTACCCCAGGAAAGGAAAACCCTCTGGGGCCGACTCGATCACCGTCTTGAATACGGCGCCATGCGGATGGTACACCGGTTCGGAAGTGACCAGGTTCTCGAGACGGATGCTCAGGCCGAGGCCTGAGGCGACAGTCTCGATGATCTTGCCTACCTCTGCTGGCGTATTCTTGTAGCTCTTCCCGGCGAACTTCTGTCCTTCCACACCTCCGCGAACTGGAAGCGACTCCTCGTAGTCCCACCGCGACACGTGGCGATGTTCGTAGAATTCATCCCTTCCGGTCAGCTTCTTCCAGGCGTGCTTTGCGGCCTGTGTGGCCTCGAGCTTGTGCCGGGTATCCCATGGCGTTGCCTGCAGCTTCTGTGCGAACCTCTGACAACAGACGTCCATGAGCATGTCGTTCTTCTCGGATTGCAGGAGTGAGCCCGAGGCTCCAATTCCTGTCATCTTAACAACACCCGACATGTGGATGTTGACGAGACGAGTGGCGAAGGTCGCCTGCCACAACTCCGCCAAGTTGCGATCGATCATGCTCAGACCTTGCGCGATTCGGTTGTCCACCTCGCTGGTGAGGTCGTAACGTTGTGTTAGATCGTAGTTGCTAGCATCGATCTTGAACATTACGAGCCTCGTATCGCCTTCGAGGCTGGCATCGTCGAAGAAATAGCAAAAGATTGCATCATCTCCACAATGCAGGTAGGCGTACCCATGAGTCCGGAGCTGCACTTCAAGACTTAACATGATGTGCTGTGGTCCATCCTGGGTCATACCTATCTTCTGTGCCGAGTGAAAGTTGGCGACATCATGATTACCATCAATAACGTCGAACAACGTCCTCTTAGCCTTCCCGAAGGGTTGGGTCACACGACTGAGGAGAAGTTTCAAGTGACCAGGCATGACGGTGTAAAACCGCAATTTCTGATCCTCGATCTTTGCTCGAGAGTAGACGTCAGTCTTGGTTTTCCCTTGAAAGGTGACCAAAATTGGCTGTCTCTCCATTGCCAAGCGGTACTTGGCTGCCGCGTTATCCCTCCAGCTGTGGATGAGGTACTTGACGTTGCCTAGGCAAGCCTCAAGTGCTTCAGGGTTGCTGCCTTTAGCGCAGTACGGTAGACCAAGCGAAGCAGCTTTCACTATGTGAACTGCCGCACCTGAGTCTGTCTCGTCCTTCGCCAGCGGCCACAGTACCCTGTAGGCTTCCGGTGTTGGCCCGGTGGTCTCCCACTTTGTTCCGATGAACATCCCGCATTGGTAATACGCGATGTCTGCCTCCTTCTTGGTCACGGGTTTGAGCGAGAGTGACTTGCCCGCATCTGGAACCGCGGTTTTAACGCGATTCATCGCATGAGCTGTCCCACCGCTAACCATGAACCTATGCTGAGTAGCTTCCGAAACAGCAGCCAGGTCATCGAGCCCAGATAGGTCACCTTGTCCAATGAGACGGCCGTCTTCGCTACGGCTTATCGCATATTTGGACGACAGCTTGACCATTCTGTTCTTGACTCGAGTTGCCTTTAGGCTGCGGAGTCTGAAACTCAGCTTGGAGTCAGGGGCGATCGCAAGCAACCTCAACCGCGCGCCCTCATTGAACACCAGGCCGGCCGTCGCAGCCTTGTCCATCTTAATAGAAGGAGCAAGGCTGATCCCAACCTTCTTCTCGAGCATCTTCCCAGTTACTTCAAGGGTAAAGCTCTTGGCCTTTTCGTTTGTCTCTGTCGACTTGTCGTAGTAGGCGTCAGCGACACCAAGGCTAGCAAGACTAGCCACGATCGTTTCACTCTTAGCAACAACAGGATTTGACATAACATTGAAATGGTTTTCGAAGTAAAAATACACTATAGAGATTGTGCGTATTAAGCTGGATGGTGGAAGAGGCGGTGGAACAAACCACCGCC